GTCTGATACGACGCCACGGCGACCCGGAGCGGGTTTCGAGTCCCGCATGTTCCCAACGCTCAACGTACAGGATCGGCACAAGGGAACGGGAAGCACGATATCCCCAGCCCCTGCTCCCCTTGACGGTTGAGGCATAAGCGCATACAAGCGTAGCCAGACCCATTCGTGTGCCACGACCCCCGAGGTTTACCCTATGGCCGATACAGGCATGAGACAAGTGGCGGGCAAGTGTCAGCTCGCAAAGTTCGGGCTCGACCTTCTCTCCGACTGGTCAACCGAGCGCCGTGATCGGGAAACCGAGTGGCGTCGGTGTCGAAGCGACTACCTCTCCGAGTTCCGCCAGTTGCGCAAGGTCGGGGAGGGGGAGGGGTGGCGGAGCAGGGCGACGCCAGACACGGCGCGCCAGAAGGTCACGGCTGGCGTCTACCTCATCACGGACCATCTTCTCCAGTCGGGACGCGTCCCCTTCGCCCTCCAACCGTCCCGGCGCCTTCTCCGCGGGGAACCGAATGCCCGAGAGCAGTACAAGGAGGCCATCGCGGGCGAGCAGGCGCGCATTGACGACCAGTTCTCGCTCTGCAAGGCGGACCGGGAACTGATGCTCAACATCTGGGATTGCGCCCTCGTGGGCGAGTCATGGGCGCAACAGGTCTACGCCACTGCGGAACTGGACTCCATGGGCCTGCCCTTCGACGGACCCACGAAGGAAACCGCCCTCAGCGCGGAGGCGGAGCGGGATGCGGAAGGGGCGGATGTCTTCCCCGCGTGGAAGCGGAGATCCTTCTGGAACGTCTTTGCGGACCCGGAGGCGTGGGATGACCCGAGGCGCGGCCGGGGCTTGATCTACAGGGACCACACCTGCCCCTACGACATGCGCCAGCGCATCGGCAGCGGGGACTTCTGGCTGGATGCGAACATCAAGGCCGCCATCGAGGATGCCAAGGAACACCGCGTGGAGCATACCAGCAGCGCGGACGAAAGCCTCCCCCCTGACAAGAAGGCGGTGGACAAGCGGAAGGGCAAGACGGTTCAGGACGTGGAGTGCTGGGTGCGCGTCCCGAGCGCCCTGGTGGAGGGCTTCGAGCGCGCCAGGAGGGCGCACAAAGGCCCCGGCCCAATCGTCATGCCCGAAGTGCTGGAGATCAAGGATGACGGGAACGAGGAATGGTGCCTCCTGCAAATCTACGGCGACTATGTTGTGCGGTTTGCGCGAATCGTACCCGAGGACATCCGTTGGGCCCATGTCTACTGGCAGTATGAACCCGACGAGCCCCTGCCCCGCGGCGTGGCCCGCAATGCCCGCAGTGCCCACGACGGGGTTGCGTGGACAATCAGGGCCATCGAGGATTGCAAGGCATGGACCGGCAACCCCATGGGCATACTGCTCCCCCACATCTTGCAGGGGAAACTGCCCACCGCCATAACCCCGGGCATGCTCCTTCACGGTAGGGCCAGTGTGGACGACGCACGCAAGGCATTCCTGCCCATCACCATCCCGGACGTGGGAGATGCGTACTGGTCCCTTGAGCAATTCTGGCAGACCCAGAGCGATTGGAGCACAAACCTGCCGAAGCTCACGCAGGGCATGGTGGAGAAGAATGCGGCGACGGCCACGGAAATTGTGGAGCAAAGCGACCACTCCGAGATGTACCGGGGCAACGTGATCCGCAACTTCGACGAGCAACTGGTCGAGCCCATGGTCAACTTCTTCCTGCGGGCCAATGGGCTGGACGACGGGGACGAGTCCCAGATTCCGCCAGAGGGCTTTGCGGCGCAGGCACTGGGCTTTTCGATCTACAAGGAGCGCACCCGCCGACTGGCCGCCTTCGAGCGCATCCTCTCCATCGTGTCGAAACTGCCCGAGTTCCGGGCGGAGATCAAGGCGCGGGGGATTCTGGAGCCCATCGGGAAGGCGCTGAACGTTGACCCCGCCGAGTTCCTGCTTTCCCAGGAAGAGCGCGATGCCAAGACCAAAGAGGTGGCGGAGTCGGTGGAGGCGCGCCTGCAGGCGGCCCTTGCGGAGCTTGCGGTGGCGCGCGAGCAATCCGAAATCCGGCTGACGGACGCGAAAGCAACCAGCGAGCTGGCAGGGGCAGAGGCAACGCAGCGGCGTACGGTTATCGATGAGGCGAAGGCGGTAGCGGGGCTCACGGGTGGGAAAGGGGAGTAGTCATGTTCTTCAGGGAATTGGTACAGCGACGGGCGCTCTTGCAAGAAGCGCAGCGAAAGGCGGCAGCGGAGACGCTCATGGATCTCGTGCATGCGGCGAGAAGGCAGTACCAATCAAGGCCCCAGGTCGCCCTCGACTGGCTTTCCGCCCACGGGGCGCAGCGCCCCGTCTCGCTCAAGAACATCGGCCCCCACAAGTGGGTGGTCAAGGTCGGCACCGCGTCGGCCATCGACTCCGCCGCCGTGGATGCGATTTGGCAGTTGATCGACCGGGAGCGCGTCGAAGGGGCAACTTTCGGGGGAACGTGGCCACTGGACCCGCCCGCGACCCCTCCGCAGGGGCTGATGGACTTCGCCCCCTTGACGGCTGAGGCGTAAGTGGCTACAAGCGTAGGCATGGGCACGACATCCACCTCGCAGCCATTTGAACTGGAAGGGGTGCTCAGAAACCCGGAGACCGGCGAGTATGAATCATGGGCAAACGATCTTATACAGGTGCTCGCAACCCAGGACGGGACGGCGCTGGGCTCTGCCTACGGGAGGCTTCTTGACCGAGTGACGATCATGGCGACACAGAGGGTATTGTGCCACTCAGAGCGCGCGCCCGTGAGAGTGAGGGACATGCAGGAGTACAAGCAGGCCGTTGCCGCCACACTCGAATGGCTCCGCGGGCTGCCCGAAGAGGCCCGCGCAATACGCAAACAAGGAGGACACACCCCATGAGACGCAAGACCGCTCTGAGAGTAGCCGCACTGACCGTTTTCGCGCTCTGCCTGGCCGGATTCGCGGCCACCGCCACCGCCGACACGATACGGACCCCGACGTGGTTTCGCAATATCGTCGAGTTCTTCGGTTCCGCCGTGACGTTTAACAACGGCACAACCGTGAACTTCGAGAACGACACCGCCGCCTACCAGATCGACGCGACGAACATGACGCAGAGCGCCGCGGCATTGAATGCCGCCGGCGCAGGCACAGCGGCCACCCTGACCCCAAGCATCGTGAGTAACGCCAACCTCGTGGTCTACGGCAGAAACGGCACCTTCACCAATACGCTGACCATTATCGAGGGAGCGCTGACGGACTCCACGGTGGTTTCCGCGGATATTAAAGACGGCGCTGTGGCAAACGGGGACTTGGCCGCCAACAGCGTTTCGAGCAACAACTTGGTTGCCGCAGACTTTGGCGGGATCACGGTTGGGGCAGGTGGTCATGTCACCGTTGATTCCGACGCCTCAATTTTCGCCTCACTTACCCTGTCGTCTTCTCCTGTGAGCGCGACTCAGGCGACGATCACGGTGACGTGCAAGGACATCAATGGGGTTACGCTGGAGGCAGCCAAAAGTTACGAGTGCTGGTTCACGACCTACACGCAACAGTTCACCCCATCGACCAATGGCATCGAGACGTTTACGTTTGTGGATCACGGGGCCGTTGCGGCATATCGCTACGTCGCGGCAAGCATCATCGGCGGGTACTTGGTCACGAGTCACACGGACGGAACGACCGACTTCTTGGTGACGTGCGAGACCGGGCCATCGACCAACCTGTTCAAGGCGCTGTCGCCAAATGGTGCGCTGGTTAGCGTCAATGTGGCCTTCACCGCCCCGTAACGCAACGCGAACAAGAACCCAAAGCAAGGGAGACCGACATGCCACTACTGAGAGCAAACCGACTGCCGAAGGCCCTGAAGATCGAGATCATCGAGGCCATCTCCAATGACCCGGACGTGAGGGGCGCGATTCGCGCGATCGTGGCGGAGGAACTGGATGCCGTCGTGGACCCGCCCAAGGATGAAACGAAGGACCCTGAGCCGCAGCCCGTGGAACCCGTGGAGCCGACGCCGCCCGACCCAGACCCCGCGCCTGAGCCGCAGCCCGTGGCGTAGCCAGTAACAGCAAACGCAGACGAAGGAGAGAACAATGGCCGAACAAGATGCACCGACAGTCGCCGTTGACGCGACCCCGGAAGCACAGGAAGCCGCAGCGTTCCAGGAAGCCGTCGCGTCCCTGAGCAGCGGAGATGCCCCCGTGGTGGAAGTCGCCAACCCCCCCGCCGCGGAGAAGGCCCCCAAACCGAAGGCCAAGGCCAAACCGAAGGCCAAGGCCAAGCCGGCCCCCGCCGCCGAGGCTGAACCCGGAGCAGAGCCCAAACCCGAGGGCGAAGCCGAGGGCGAGGACCCCGTTGCCAAGACCGACCGAGAGGCCACGGAGAAGGCGGAGCAGGAGGCAGCGGCCGCCGAATACTGGACCGCCGTGCTCAAGGCCCACCCCTTTGCCGAGAAGCACATCTCCGACCCGCGTTTCCAGAACTACGTCAACGCCCTCCCCGCCGACGAGCGCGCGGCATTCGAGAAGGGGGCCACCCCGCAGGAGGCCATCATCGGCCTCTATCGCTACAAGACCGACTTGGCCGCCGGCAAGGTGCCCGAGGCGCCCAACCCGGCCGCGTCCTTCGATGCGGTGCCCGCGTTCGAGGATCTGATGAAGTCCCACGGGGACCTGAAGGTCAACACCCTTGACGAGAACGGCAACGCCATCGAAGTGTCCCTCTCCAAGTTCGAGGAGGACACCCCCGGGTACTTGAGCGGTCCCGCGGTGCTGGCCGCCGCGATGCTCAAGGAGACCATCGGCAAACTGCTTCAGAGCGGGGAGCTGGTGACGCGCAAGGAGATGGATTCCATGCGCGCCGAATTGGGGGAGTTGGATTTCCGCGTTGCCCGCCCCGAAGTCTCCACCGTGGAGACAGATCCCCGGTGGAAGGAATGGTTCCCCACCATGCCCAAGGGCATTCAGGGGATGTGGGCCAACGGCGGCAGGGAGGGGAAGGAAACGGTGCTCGAACTCTTCAACACCCAACACCCCGCCACCGATGACGCCGCCGCCGCAGCCGCCGCCAGTCCTGCCGTTTCCTCGCGCAGGCGGGACCGCGGGCTTCATGCCGACACGCATCCGGCCAGTCTCGCCAGCCCGCAGTCAACGCGCCCCGGCGACGGAGCCCCCGTTGACGAGGCGGCGGCGTTCCAGCAGACCGCGGCCCTTATCGCGGAACAGGAGAAGGCAAGTAGCAAGTGAGCCAGGTTCTTTTCAGTGGAGATGTGACAGTGAGAACGGGCGACGATATCGTCGTCCCGGAACACATGCAAGTTTACTGTCCCAAGTGCGCCGCCCGCAACAGGCGACCCAGGCCGGTTATCACCGGCACGCTGGCGGCGGGGACGACGATCAGGCTGAAGTGTTCCGGCTGTCACCAGTTCGTGCAACTCGAATCGGAGGAGTGTTCGTAGAAGGTAGAAACGTGGCAGAAGCCATGAGGGCCATCCGGCAAGGTCGGCAGGGTGTGCAACTCCGTGCGCTGCTCTCAAGTGAGAACAGAGTGAAAGGAGGCACACAATGCCCGACACAATCAGCGGTTTTTCCGACCTCGGCGGAGCGAACATGGCCCACGCGATGGGCCGTTTTCTGAAGAACGCCGACGCCGAGAACACAACGGCACGGTACGCCACGGTCTTTGAGCTGCCCCAGCACATGGGGGACACGCTCAAGCTGCGCCGGTACTTCGAGCTCGACATTGCGGACACCCCGCTTTCCGAGTTCCATAACCCGACCCCCATCATCCCGACCTATGAGGATGTGGATATCGTGGTTCGGGAGTACGGGGCCACGGCCATCATCACCAAGAAGGTGGTGAACATGCACCAAGACCCCATCGGCCAGATCCTCAGCGATGCGTCAATCACGCAGTTTGCCCGCACCTCGCAGCGTGTGGACTTCAATGCCCTCAAGGCGGGGTCCAATGTCTACTACGCCGGTGGAGTCACCTCCCGCGGCAGCGTGACCACGGCCCTCGCCAAGGCGGACATTCAGCGCGTCGTGCGCCAGTTCAACAAGGATGGCGCCACCCCGATCAAGAAGCGCATCAAGGCGGGGCTTGGATTCAACACCGAGCCGGTGGAACAGGCGTACGTGGCCTTCTGCCACACCGATTTGCGCCAGGACATCGAGGCCCTGGAGGGGTTTGTGCCCGTTCACGAGTACGCGGATGCCGGAACGGCGGACCCGCTGGAACTCGGCAAGTGCGCCGGGGTGCGGTTCATCCTGCACCGCGAGGCCCCGATCTGGGCCGCGTCCGGCGCATCGAGCGCGAGCTTCCTGGTCAACGGTGAGCCCGTGACCGCCGCGGCTTCCTGCGATGTGTACCCCATCATGGTCATTTCGCTGAACTCGTGGACCCGCGTGCCGCTCGCCGGGCAGCACACGGTGAAGCCCATCCTGCTGAACCCGAAGGAGTCGCACTCGGACCCGACGGGACGCACGGGGTACATCGTGTGGACCGCCCACCTGGCCGCCGGAATCACCAACGACGACTGGGTTGCGCGGATCGAAGTGCCGTGCAGCGACTTGGGGTAACGAACAACCGGGGCTCCATCGCGGAGCCCCTTAACCGTCAAAACGAAACAGAAGGAGAAACGCCATGAGTTACGTCAAGGCAATCATCAAGGCAACAGCCGCCACGCTGACCCCGTGCATTGGGTTCAAGCCCTCAAAGGTCATTGTGCGCAACATCAACGACGAGAGCATGCTGGAGTGGTACGACGACTACATCAATGTGTCGGGCGACCGCTACGGCATCCACATTGCCGCGACAGCGGTCCGCAGTGCAGTCAATGCGGCATCCAGCGGCATCGTGGTCTACGACGGCGGGGACGTTCTCGCCGCCGCGAGCACGCAGTACCTCGTCTACAACGACGCGGACCAGCGTGACGTGGATGTGGCCGCGGGGTTGAAGGTAACGAGCTGGACGCTCGGGAGTGCGAGCAACAAGACCGGCTGCTTCAACTGCGATGTCACGGGCGCCACGATTGGCCCCGGCAGCCGCATCGTCATCGGCGGCACGCTCTACACCATCACCGCCCTCACTGCCGGCCAGGGCATCGCGGCCAACGAGGTCACGCTGACCGGAGCCCCCAAGACGGGGAGACTGGTCAACCGCATCTGGTCGATGTACTCCATGACCGGCGCGGCACTCGGAGAGGTCCTTCCCGCGGGGTTCACCATCGGGGCCTCGGCCCTGGTGAACAACACGGACGGCGACCTGGTGGAGATCGAAGCCTGGAACTAAGTCAAGCCAGCGAGGGTCCTTCCCGCCCTCGCATTCGCCCGGAGGGGGCCGCACCGCCCGGCGGTCCCCTCCTTCCTAACCCACTGGGCGCGAGGAGCACGCAATGAGCAGCAACGATAGCGGCCAGAGCGAAGCCACGGAACAGAAGGACGAAAAGCGCGGTCCCGGTCGGCCGCGCAGGACGCAGGACGGAGAGAATGGGGCTCGGGCGGAACCGGCGAAACCGGCGAAACCGGCGAAACCGGCGAAACTTCAGATTACCCCATTTCCCGCGGGCAGCAACAACGCGACGATGTGGGTGGACTCCATCCGCAAGGCAAACGAGCACCTGCTGGATCCCGAGGGCGAACACTTTTCCGACGCCGAGCTGCGCAGAGCCGTCAAGGCCCTGCGGCAGCCGAACCGCATCAAGTCCGCCGAACCGGACCCGGCGGAGGATGAAGTGACGCGCTTCCTTGTGGGCAACATGGTGGAAGCCTTCATCGAGAAGACACTGTGCTGGGCCAAGTTCGACCACAAGCAGCGCAGCGAAGATGGCGAGGTGGTGGAGATCCGCGTCGGCGGCGTCAAGCTGCGGTGGTGGCGCGCGAAGGAGACGGTCGCCCCGCTCAAGTTCCTCATGGCGGCTGACACGATGTACGTGGAGCAGTTCAAGCACGGCCCGAAGGACAACAGCGACAAGCCATTGGCCCCCATCAAGGTCAACAGTTACAGCATGCTCCGGCAGGCAACGCCGGAAGACTACGCCAAGTGCAGGGACTACGCGGCCGGGCAGAGCGCGAACCAGGGCGGTGCCAGTTTCAAAATGGCTGCGGCGCAACCCACGATGTAACGGGGACCACCGCGGCACAGAACGCCATTCCGGGCGGCAGGATGGAGGGGTGCGGTGGCAAAAGTCAGTACATACTCGAACCTCTACCCCCTCGTGATTCCCCACGTTCGGCACTGCGGCGACGTGCTCATGCTCCAACAGTTGCAGGTCGCAGGGCGTGAGTTCGCCATGCAGACCGAGGCCTTCCACGAGTGGCTTGCCCCCATGCTCGTGGTGGACTGGCAGCGGGACTATCGCCTCGTGAGCGGCTACACGGCGGAGACCTTCCGCCTGCGCGACGTGAGCATGAATGGCCTGGCTCGCGGCCCCGAGACCTTCCAGCTCTGGAGGGGGGACACGCTGCGGTGGAAGCAGAGCCAAGTCCCCCATGACCCCATCGACGACCGGGTGCTCAAGTGCGGGGTCTGCCCCCTCACGGCGTACACCGACTGGACGGGGATCACGGACGGTAGTTTGACCATAGAAGTTGGGGACGAGACCCAAAGCGTCGCGGACCTTGATTTCAGCGGGTGCGAGGAAATGGCCGACGTTGCCCTCGTGCTGGAAACGGGGATTTGCGCGGAGATAGACAACCACATTGTCCACGTCGAGTGGGATGCGCGCACGGAAGGCAGCGAGCGGTTCTGGTTCTGGGTCGATAGCGGGACAGTGAGCGTGCTCACGGCGGGGGACTCTGGGACGGACATCACGGGCAGCGGGTATCTCAACGGCCTCACGGGGAGCGGGGAAGTCGGTGGGTACATTCGGGTGGACGCCGTACTGCGCCCCCACATCCGCACCGACATCCTGCCCGACTGGTTTCTGGACCAATACGGGGAGGGCATTGCGGCGGGAGCGATTGCGAAGATCACCGGCATGGAGGGGCAACCATGGGGCAACCCGCAGACCTTCGCCATCTTCAACGGCCTGTGGGAAAACGCCCTTGGGGTGGCCAAGGTTGACGACCTGAAGGGCAATGCAGACGTGCCGCTCACCTGGGGCGCGTAGGAGGATGCGGCCATGCGGCTCAGAGACTATGCCCCTGCGGCGTGTATCGCGGTGGCCTGCGTGGTCGGGAGCGGGAGCGCCCTTGCGACGGGAACGCCGTCGTATAGCAACACCATCCACTTCGGGACCGCGAAGCCCCAATTCCAGATTGACACCAAACTGGGTGCCGCCTCCCGAATGCTCTTCTACCCCACACACATGGGCGGGGAAGCGATGGACCCCTTTGGCGGGTCCGCCATCTTCTACTGGAGCACAAACGCCTACAAGTCCGACATCGCCACGATGGCGACCATTACGGGGACGGTGGCGCCGAACCTCATCACCTTCACGGTGACAAACAACACCTTCGGGGTCCTGCTGCCCAACAAGGTCTATTGCGCCGTGGCCTTCACCTCCGATGGTCAGACCTACCCCCTTGCGGACGGGTGGCTGGTGGTGGACTACAACCCCGAGCTGAACGCGTCATCCAGCACGTTCACGGGTGTTGGCGGGGTCAATTGGGCGGTCCTTGGTCCACACACGGCGGTCACGACATACTTTCCCTGGCTGGCAGGGAGCAACGTGACGGCCCGTGCGGCAGATGCGTATGGTCGGTACTACATCGACGTTCCAGCCGGGGACGTGGCTGGCACGAATTACGCAGACGCGGTTGTTGCCGCGGAGGCACTCTTGCGACTCGCGGGGGACGTGGCTGGCACGAATTACGCGGATTCCATTGTCGCCGCCGAGGCCGTCTTGAGGTTGGCGGGCGACGTAGCGGGGACCAACTACACGGACGCCGCCGTAGCCGCCGAGGCACTCTTGCGGCTCGCGGGCGACGTAGCGGGGACGAATTACGCAGACGCGGTTGTTGCCGCCGAGGCCATCTTGAGGTTGGCGGGCGACGTGGCAGGGACCAACTACACGGACGCCGCGGTTGCCGCAGAAGCACTCTTGCGCGTTGCCGCGGCCGTGGCGGGGACCAACTACACGGAC